CCGATACAGCAGCAGATGCTGCTGATGTAGAAGCAGCAGTTGCTGAACCAAGAATAGAGTCTACATAATTTTTAGGTGTAGCAGATGATGTAGACATACCCGCAGATGAAAGACCAGTAATAACTGGAGTTCCATTAATAGTTGGACTAGTTATAGTCTTATTAGTTAAAGTTTGTGCAGCATCAATAATGCTTACAGTGCCTGATGTATTAGGTAAAGTAATTGTATTATCTTGAGTAGGGTCTATTACTGTAAGCAATGTTTCAAAGGCATCAGCAGTTGCGCCTTCAAAAGTAATACCTGCATCATTTTCAAGAGTAGAAGTAAGTGTGGGTGCAACAAGAGTTTTGTTATAAAGAGTTTGAGAATCTTGAGTTCCTACTACAGATGATGTAGCAGCAATACCGTGCACTCCTACTGCAGTTTCAATATGTGTATTAGACTCACGAAGGTCACGACCAATAACCATGTGTCGAACAATGGCACCAGCAGAGTGGTCTTGTGCAGATGAACCATCTATAGCACGAACAATGTTTAAGTTATATCCTGATACAGGATTACCCGATGCCGAGTATACGTCCAGTACTTCTTCAAGTGCTGTATCTGGGTCAATAACAATTGTAAAGGTTTCACCTGCACCAATTGTCACACCGCCTAGCAATGTTGTTGTAGATACAACAGATATGGTAGTAGCCCCTGAGGTAACAGAACCTGTTAAAGTTGTTTGTTGGGAACGGGATGTGTATTTTCTAGTTGTCATCTATATACCTATCGGCTGTAGTGGACGCGGGTTGGGAATTGAATTTTTTGCTTCAATGACTCTTCTTCAAGGCGTTGTTGATACAATGCTTGTAAACCTTTAGTTACATTTGTACCAGTTCCGTAAGGACGCTTGGTATCAAATTCATCTGCTGCTGCTCCAGTAATAGAAATACGAGCAGGGTCAATATAGGAAGATAAACGCCATGCTGCACCGTAGATAATTACATCTCGCATAGACGTAGGTAAACCAGTTACAGTTTCAAAATCATCTGTAAGATTAGTCATAGATACAGGTAGGTGTGCATACACCATGTTGATAGTACGACCAGGCAGTACGTTGTCATAGATAGAAACGGTACGTCCTGTTGGAAATGATGGAGCATAAGCAATTGGGTCCCAACGCCATTGGCGTATAGGTAGCCATTCTTTAGTTGGTCCAACTGATTGCCATGCCATAGATAAAATTTGAATTGCTTCTTGCGGAAGTGGGTAAGTAGTACGTGATGCAAGGAATGATGCAGTAGTAGAACCCACGGCAAATACCTTTGGGTATACTGCTTGAACCGTATCATTAATAGCACGCTTAATTGCTACGCGTGGATAGGTAGGAGTAATAATTACTTTAGTATTTACGTCATGTGCTTCAGCAGTAGTGCTGTTATACCCGCGACCAAAAGGCGCAATGGTAATAGTGTTAGCCTGACGGTCATATGAATCTACCCACATCATTTCATTATCAATTTCAATGATGCCCTTACCAATGTTTTCAGTAGATGCAACTGAAATAAGCAAAGCACCGCTAGTAACAGCGGCAGTTAAATAAGTAGCACGGTCTTGACGATAAGTAAAACCACTAAGGTCTAACTGTACGTCATTTATAATATCAATTAGTTGTGTCATTAAGAAGCCACCTGTCGTAGTGCGGTTACAGCGTCTAGTCCTGTAGTACCTGCAAGGGCATTACAAATTCCAGTTACGGCTTTGTATAGTTTTGGGTCAGTAGTTCCATACTTATAATTAAGTGCGCCTTGTACTGCCATAGGTGTAGTTAGCCCAGCCCATTTACTAGCAGCACCTTGTTCATCAAGGTATGCTGACTTTGCTGGATAAGAACTTCCACCGTTAGCAAGACGATTAAGTTCGTCAACTAACGTGCTTCCTGCTCTACCATATATAGCCATTACCACTTCACCTTATCTGCCCAGTATGCGGCACTCATCTTGCCTTTAGCAATGTTCTTAGCATGACGGGCTTTAAATGAAGCCTGACGTGCTGTAGGTTTATGGTCACCTAGTACACCCTGTTGACCAAAGCGAATAGTTTTAACCGTGCTGCCTTCTTTTGCCACAACTACATGTGACTTAGTTGGATGACTTGGTGTGCGCTTAGGTTTATTAAAACCTGCCACTCCTGCTCGCTTTAGTCTTGGGTCTAACATTTATTTTCCTTTAACCTTTTTCAGATTTGGGTTTGCTTTTTTAGCAGCAGGGCTAGCCTTGCGTGCACCAGCAGCAAGGATTGCTCCTGCTGATTTTTTAGATATACCTTGTTTCTTAGCAATAGATTTTTGTGCTGCTTTAAAACCCATATGCTCAGTCATTAGTTTGTGTTTCCGTTATTGTAAGAATTTTTACCGTATGCTTTACGAGCAGCCATATCAGTGCCTGTTGCTATACGACTAGGAGTAGGCATTGGTTTTGCTGCTACTTTGCTTTTCATATTTTCAACAGGTTTTACTGCAGGATGAGCAGTACTTGACTTACGCACCATAGGTGTTGGAATGTTGCCTGTAGGTATTCTACCTGGCATAATTAAATCTTACGTCCGCCACCAGTTGGTTGGGTATAGATACCTTGTACCAATTGTGATGGACCATTAGCAGTTGAGCCTGATGCTGAACGTGGAGGTACTTCGTTAGCAACTCCTGGTCCAACTCCGCCGTAAAAGTCTGAGCCAGCAGACGAGAAGTCTGTAGCCTTGCTGCGTTGCTTTGCTGGAATAACCATACCAGCAGCCACAACATTTGAGTTCATATATTCGTTAGCCATTTACATTACCTTGTTTCTTTGTGATGGGGGTGGTGGTACGTCAAAGCCTTTGATGATGTCTGCGCTCTGACCTTCAGCAACGCGTACACCAGCCTTGATTGTTACTCTCATTTGATTTCCATTTGCATCTGTACATCCGCATTCAACGCACATGTTACTTGCCTTTCTTTTTCATAATCTTATTCTTTAGAGCCATATCCATTTTTGCATCTGCTTTAGCAGATGGCTTCTTCTTATCCATAACAGCGTCAGCCTTCTTAAAGGCTGTCTTTTGAAATGGCTTCATGCCCTTCATTACTTTTGCGTCTTGCTTCATGTCTGCTTTAGCAGCAGATTTCTTTGCCATTGCCATTAGGCTATTCCTCTCAGTGGAGAACTTGCGTCATAGGCGACACCAGTTCTGTTGCTTACGTCTATCGATTTTTGTATCTGCTTGGTTGAAGTGCCATCGGGTTGGATACCTTGTGCTCTTGCTTGCTTATACAAATCTAGTTCTTTATCCCATTTTTTTTGAGTGGTTCCGCTAGCAATAATGTTGCCTGCTGCATCCCCTGTTGCTAGTTGAAGGCTCTTAGCCTTACAACCAAAACATGGTTTTGTTTCACAATTACTGTGGTCTATTGCCACTTCTTCTGTATCGTCTTTGAATGGCTGCTTACCAGTAGCATCGCAGCCAGTACAACCATAACGAGTAGCAATCGTTTCATACTTCTCATTCATTCCCCAGTCAAGTACTTTACTTACATGTGTGTGCATTACGCTGTCCTTACGTATTGTCCAAACCCTTGTGCAGTTAGGCTGTCGTATATTCCTTTATTGATTTCGTATTCATGTCCACCTAGGTAAAAAATATCTGCTGCTTTAATTACATCTTCAGTTGGGAATGTAGTGGTAGACCAAACACCTTGAATGTTCATTAGGCTTATGCCACGGGTTAAGCGATAACGGATAAACAAACGTCCTCCGCCTGCTGGACCGTACTCCTCGGTAGGAGGAGTTAAGTAGTACTTAGTCATTGCGCTCCTCTAGTTGACTTACCGTAAGGCTGGGAACTTGCCCCAGCCCTACTGTCAATTAACTATTAGTAGTTGATTGAAGAAGAAGTCTCTACACGGTAGAGTGCTTCATCACGGTAGATAGCGTGACCAAGTACGCCGTACCATCCAAGTGGACGGTGACGCATTAACTTGTCAACGACTGGTCCGATAACAACATGTGGCTCTTCAGCAACGGCTTCAGCAAGTGCTTGCTGTCCAGCGAAGTAGGTATTAAATACCTTTGTTTCATGTGTGAATGTTATGGATGCACCAGATGTAACTTGAGTTACAATCGCTGTATCAATTGTTACATTGAGACCAGAGATAGAAGTAACCTGAGCACCTGTTGGTACGTTAGTTCCTGCTACAGCGTCAGATACCAAGATACCTGAAGAAGAAGTAACAGCAAGAACATATGTTCCTACGTTACCTGAAGCGGTAGTGGTTGTTGTAGATGTTGACTTAGCAGCACCAACATAATCGGTGTATAGACGTGGTGATTCAACATAGAATGCACCTTCGTATGTACCGATTTCTCCAGCCCAGATTGCATCATTGGCTTGGTATTCGTGTGGCTGACGCCATGAACCCACACCAGTCTCAGCACGAAGGTCGTGTGAAACTTCAGGGTGGATACCTGCCCAGTAAAGTGAACCCTTACGTGGGATAGCCTTGTTAGCACGCAACTTAGCAGTTGTCTTACGAGCAAGTGCTGAAGTGAATGTGTCTGATGAAGTCAGAGTTGCAGTTGAAGTACGTGTTCCGCCGTATAGTGCGTTAGCACCTGTGCGTAGTACGTTTTGTGCGACAGTATCAATTGAGTCTGCCATGTTGAATGCAATGATGTTAGCAACGGCTGGGTCTACATCAGCAAGGCTGAAGAGTTCCAAGGCGCGGGTAACAAGAACCGCATTACCATACTCAGCAAGAGTAATGGTTGTGTATGTTGGTGTAGCAAGTGCTACAGCATCTGGGTCTGTCTGTTCTGTAAGAGTGTTAGTCTGTTGAGTTAAGTCAACGTAACGCTGCAAAACAACTGATGAACCAGGGATGCTTTGACGTGCAGGTGTCTTATCGGCAACTGAACGGATTAGTGGTTGTGCACGGAGTGCGAACTCGATTAGACGGTCATACGCCTTTTGTACGAGACCAGCACCACCTACGGTACCTCCGAGAGAGGACGAACCTGTGGTTGTATATGCATTAGCCATTTATTGCACCTCCTTATGAGGGGTTAGATTTCGGTTGGTTTAAAAATTTCCCGACTGAATCATTGCGATAATTTCCTCGGCACTTGCTGCCTCGTTAAGTCTCATCAATGCATCTTCAGCACGGTCAGGCGTAACAGCCTGTTGAGTAACAATGTCCTGTTGTCGCAAAGCGGCACGGTCCAATGTTTGTTCAGGTTGTCCCTGGTTCTGCACTTGAAGCCCGAATACCTCAGCGTTATCGTCAAGCCAATCAGAGATTGATTCTTCGTTAGCATCTGCTGGTAGTTCATTAGCAATCATGCGTGCAGCCTTAGGGCTTACACCTTTGTTTTCTAGGACTCTCTTGATAATAGTTTCACGTTGTGCTTTAGTGATACCTTCAAGTTGTTCAGACATTTCTTTGATACGCTTTTCATCGGCGCGAGCCTTCTTGCGCAACTGCTTAATTAAGTCGTTGCCCTCAAGATTTCCCTGAGGTGTATCATTGTCGTCTTCATCGTCTTCCCAGTAGTTTGTTGCCATAGCAACCGTTCTCCCATTCGTTTAGTTGATTCGCAGACCACAACATAGTTTGGGGAAACTGTGTTGGCTTCTACTCCCAGTCTTGTACACCGCATGGGGCTGGTCGGTCCATGTCGGGAATCTATTTAGAACTTACCTTGTACCGTTCTTGCACTAGCAAGGTTGCTTGCTTGTGGATTAAGACCTGCATCTCCACTAAATTGAGCACGCTCCATAGACGCTAGTTGTTTGCGCTTAAGCGCAGCATTAGCATCAGACTTTAAGAACTCTGCTTCTCCTGCCATCTGGTCATACTTAACACCCGATGGTCCATAAATATCACTTAACTTACTAGCAGTAGGCAAAATAGAAGCAATGTTTCCAGCACCTGCTTGTGCTTGTGATTGTGTTATTCCATACGCAGTAAGGTCTTCCATATTTGCTTTGCCTGCGCTAAGTCCTTGTTCTTGGAATGCTGCACCAATTTGTCCTGTTGTTACTTTTTGTTGTAAAACAGGTAATGTATTAGTAGGGTCAAGGAAGTATGATACTAAGTCACCTTGTGAAATACCAGGGTAATATGTTTTAAGTTGTGCAAGAATTTGTGGGTCAGCATTCTGTACTTGGTCTACCGCTAAAGCAGCCCGTGTATTAACATCAGTTGCGGCTACGCCATTACCAATTAAATTAGCAAGTGTACTACGCGTACCAAGATTTTTAACACCATGTGCATTAAGGTATTGGCTCATAGCATCTTCTTGCGCAATGTAATTAGATTCACTTAATGAATTAAGTCCAGCAGCAACACGCATTGTATTGCCATGGAAACGTGACTCATATGCAGGCAATGCACGTATACCCAATATAGTTTGATTAGGACCCATATTAGGGTTTAATAATGACTGTTGAATATAGTTTGTTATTTCATTTAATTCATTAGGAAGAAATCCATATGATTGCATAGTAGCAGTAATCAATGCAAAAGCATCCGCTTTATCTGCTGCTGCTGTAGAAGTAGAAGAAGATGTAGTTGTACTTGTGCTTCCATAACCCTTTACCCCAAGCGCAGTAAATGCTTGAGATACAGATTGCGTTATTGGGTCTGTTCCTTGATTAATTGCGTCTAATTGATTTGTTACATCTGTATTTGCTGTAGTATTTTTAGTAGTGGCTGCGTTGTTTGCCGCAACAATAGGAGGCACAGTTGATTGAAGTTGTTTTACTTGTTTTGCTAAAGCATTAGCAGCCTGTTGTTGTGGTGATACTGCTGGAGGTTTAGTAGAAGAGGTAGTTGCAGCAGGTTTAGGTGTTGGAACTGCTCTAAGTCCAGATAGAACATTATATCCTGTAGTTGCCATTAGCCCACCTTGCCCCATGTTTTAAGAATGGTATCTAATAATCCTGCTGCCATTTCATTAGCATTCTTTGTGGTCCGCCATGCAGGGTCTTGTCTTACTTGTGCAATGTAATCACTTAGTGATGGTAACTTATCACCACGTAAAGCAGTTTGAACTGTTGGGTCCATAACATTCACACTACCTGCTGGTAATTCTAATTCTGATTCTTTTGCTTTTTGATATTGAGAAGCAACATCTTTAACAGTTAAACCGCCCTTTTCAAGGAACGGTGCAAGACTACTATAATGTGCTATAGCAAGTTGTCCTATGCCAGCAATCTGTGAATCTACAGAACCACCTTTGCTAAAGACTTTGTTTACTCTATCCACAACTTCATTGTGTGTCATAGGTATACCTTGTTCATTAGCGGCTTTAATAATTTTTGTATATGCTTGACCCATTAAACCACCTGCTTCTTGCAGTTTAGTTGAATCAACATTAAGAATACCCGTGCTCTTAGCCTTAGCATCACCATGAGTGATTAAGTCTATTTGCATAGCCAAACGGTCTTCAGGTTTTAATTGTGCATAACTTATACTTTGTGTTTGAGTATCATTTGTTATAGGGTCTCTTGTTCCCTGACTAATACTAGTTCTTGCTAGTTCAGTAGCATGTAACTTAACCCAGTAAGCATGTGCTAGTGCCATATAGTTATTAACTAATGAAGGGTCACCTACGTGTGCACGTGTTGTTCCTTCAAATTCCTGCAATGCATCTGCTTCTGTAGTAAGACTACGTGTAGAATCAGTAGAATGAGTAGGGTCTGTTGGTAATTGACGTGAACTAACATATGAATTAAAATCTAATAATGCAGCGGGTAGTACGGCTTTAGGGTCAGTTGCTAATGCTTTGGCATTATTAATACCATTATAAAAGTTTGATACAGATAGTTCTTCAAGTGATTTTTTAACAGCCTGACCAAAGGCTACATCTATACCAGTTGTAGTTTTAAGAGAATCTCTAAATGCTTTATCACTTGGATATAATGCTTTAAGTTTTACTTTATAAGTTGGAAGTAATGATGGCGGTATCTGTGATATGGCTTCTTTAGCAGCAGCATCAGCATCTTGTGTAGTAAATCCTTTACCATCAGCACTAGGTGTAATGATAATTGATGTAGGTTGTGAACCTTTAACAGATGGACCAGCAGATATATAAGGAGTTAGTTGAACTCCACCAGACATACCACCTTGATTATATGTTAATGTGCCATCAGTAAATTGTGACCACTGATTTGATGCACCCATAGTTACATCTTTAAGACCAGCAGTATCACCCGTAACAGGAGGTGCATCAGCAAATGGTTGCCCTGTTATAGATGGACGTGGTGTAGGCGTAGGTGTAGGCGTAGGTTTTTTGTTTGTTAATTTTTTGTTAGCAGCAATGGCTGCTTTCATGGCAGGAGTTGTAGGTTTAGGTGATGCCATTATGGTTTACTCATCGCTACTGTAGTATCCTTTAGTAAGTTATCAATCAATGGTTTAATAAAACCTTGATATGCGCCAGTAAGAACATCGTTGCCTGTAGAAACCTTTTGCAAGTTAGCCAACCCTTCTTCCTTTACGCGTTGAACGGCAGCAAGACCACCTGGTTGTTGACGGATATTAGGGTCAGATAGAACTGTAAGCATTTGCTTTGTAAGTGCAGTCATAGACTGTAGTAAACCTAGTTGCCCTTCAGGGGCAACGTTAGTAAACCGTGGGTCGTTAGCCATTTGGTCTAATGAATTAAACCGTTGAGCATATACTGAGCGTTGAGTTACAGTTGCTTCGCCTAATGTTTCACTTAAGTTAAAGTTCTGAGCCTTAAGGTCTGCTTTATCTGCTGCTGCTAACTTAATCTTTTCTGCACGATATGCTTCATTATTACGTTCAGGATTGTTAGGGTCAGTTAGTAATGCATTAAGGTTGCGGTCAATGTCATAGTATTGAGCACGTAGTTTAACTGCAGATAAAGTCTCCATATATGTCTGGAGTCCTTTACCATTCATAACCCAAGGGTTACTGCCAGCAGGTATTAAGTCTGCTGCTTCCATAAATTTTTGTACCGCTGGGTCAAACTTACCTGTATGCGGAGCAAATACATATGCTACTTCAGGGTATGCAGCAATTAACTTCTGATTATTTGTTACCCAATTCTTTATATCTTTGGTGTAATTAATAGCCATCTTAGCCGTATTGCTATTAGCATTAACAGTATAAACAAGTTTGTCAGGGTAACTACCAGCAAACAATGATACTGCTGTACCAGTAGGGTCTTCCAATTGGAAACCATACTTAGCATTGTTATCTAATACTGCACGAAGTATGTCATTGTACTCTTGACGGAAACTAATAATGCCAGTTCTGCGTAGTTCATCAGGTATTCCTAGGTCGGTTGTACCTAGTGGCAATGGAGAGATACTGTTATATCCTGCTTTAACTACCACTAAGTTCATACTTTGTAAACGTAAACGATAGTAATACTCTTGCACCTTTGCATCATTCTGCCAGTCTTCAGGCTTCATACGTGTCTGATTGTTAGACTGTAAGTATGCTGCTGCTTGCATAAATGATGTAGCAGCAATAGATGTTTGATGTTCAGGGTCATATGCTTGCCATGCGTTAAGCACAGACGTAGGAATAATACCACGTAACCATGTAGTGTTATCTGAACCTGGACCCATAATCCAATTGTCTAAGTTTTCAGATAATGAAAGCATACGCCCATCTTTATAGTGACGACCTACAGCACCTAGTAGTGCTTTAAGTCCTTCAACACTGGCTGCAATAGTAGCACCAGAGAATGATGGTATGCCTGTACCATCAGCATATGATGGGTTAAGCATAGATAATTTAAGTGTATATTGGTTAAAGTCTGGTTGTTTAAAGAACCCCGTGTTGCCTGTAACGGCTGCACCTACTGCACCAATTGGATTAGATAATGCTGCTAGTACTGGTGCTATGCTAGATATAATAGTTCCATCATGTGGTAGCAATACATACACACCACCAGTAGTTGGGTCAGTATATGTTAAACCAGAACCACTCATGGCTTGGCTAGTATGCCCTATGCGATAGATAACTTTGTCAGGATGTTCATATAACGAACGCACAAAACGGCGTGCATAGTCTTCAGTAGCACGATAGAACCGTCCTACTACACGCATGTTCCATGCCATTTGAGTACGTACGTCAGGGTTATCTGCGTACTTCATAATCTCATTTATAGCATTGTCGCTTGCTTTATTACTAAAGTAAACTCTACCTTGTAGTTTAGCAGATTCAATCTCTGCTATTGTTACATGTTCATCAGGTTTTTTACTACGTTGTAAATTATCAATTAAAGTATCAACATATGCTTTTTCATTAGAAGCCATAATCTTACGTTGTTGTAATACTTTAAGATGAAATGCATCGGCACGATAGATGTCAGTTAATTGTCTGTCCATCATTTCCCATGGAACATTCTTATACTTAGTGTATAGTTCACTAGGCTTACGAGTAGTGCCTACAAGTTCATCAAAATTATATGAAGTCTTTAGTTCACCTTTAAGAGGATGTAGTTTAGTTAAGTCTTCAAACTCAGAGTATGCGGTTTTTTCAACAGCACCAGCATAACTAGTCTGTCGTGCCTGTATCTTTCCCCATTTAGCAATAGTAGCAGCAGATGGTGGCTTTAATCCAGCACCTACTGATTCACGGAATTGATTCCATTTTTCAGTCTTTGCTTCACGGGCAGCAATTTTTTCTTCAGCAGCCTGTGCTTTGTTTTTAATGAAAGAAACTAGTTGTTGGTTAAATTCATTACCGCTACCATGAACAACTGTGTATAATTCTTTAAGCGCATTGCGCAAAATAGATTCAGTTATCTCAGATTCAGATAAACCAGCCTTGCGTAAGGCTGTAGTCTGACGGACAAACCGAGCGTTAAAGGCTTTAACATTAGCATCTGCTTGTAATGAAGTAACATGCTTTGTTTTACTAACATCAAAAGATTTTGTTACCCAAGCACCACGTTCTTTACTCCACCCAAGGGTATTCATGGCTTCATTAATATAGGCTTCTGTTTCTTGACGGGTGCCTACACCATTATACTTAAAGAATAATTCACCAAAATCTAAAGACTTACCCCATGGGTTAGAATAAACATTCTTAGCCAGCATTTTAAAGAACTGGTCATAGTGAACCATTGTGCGAGAAGAATTTAATAGTTGTAAATGTGGAGTTTCAGTAGCGTACTTACCTGTATCCTTAAGACCTTGTGCTTCAACAGCATCAGTAAGGTTACTAGCCCCGTACATTTCTTTAGTAATGCTTCCATCTACAAAAGTATCAGCAAATGTATTGGCAATCTTAGAACGAACCATGCCTTCCATGGCAAGCGGGTTATGCAATAAAAAATCTGTAAGATATCCATGTTCTTCTGCTGTTAATTTGCCAGCATACTTAGCAATACAACGATATATTACGCGTTCTGCAACGGTAGCACCATAGTATTCATCTGCATCTACCCACTCATTAGCAGGAATCATTTTACCGTTAGGTAATCTAAAGTCAGCCTCTAGTTGTACAGGCTCACCCATTTTTTTACGTTCTGCTGCAGGAATAAATTCAGCAGGATTTTCAATTTTTAAGTTTACTAACTTACCTAAGCGTGTGCGACTTGCTTTCCCGCCAAGTGATAGCATACGAGCCTTAACAAGACCCATTGCTTTTTCATTACCAGTAACTGCAGTTACCGTATTGCTTAAACGGCGACCCTTGCCAGTAAAATAATCATAAATTGCTTGTGGTGATTGAACAGTTAAACCCATAGTTAACTCATCCATAGCGGCTCGTATGCCAAGTTTAGGAATTAACGTTAATGCAGCCCATGCTTTGTTAATTACGCGAGAAAATCCCCAGTTAGTTGCCCCACCAAGTGATAGGTAACGTGATAAACCGTGATACATACCTGTGTTATCATAAACAAATTTATGTAATTCATCAAAATGAGGTAGTTCTACACCTTCGGTGGTATGTAATATCTGTGAAGCACCTTCAGTTGTGTGATAAAGATTAGGATGAGCCATGTGCTCTGGTGTTTCAGGGTTAAATACTGGACCCATACCACGTGTAGGAGCATAACGATTTTCAATTATGGCTTTAGAAATGTCCATGCCTTTAGCGGTAGAGTTTAAACCAATTTTGTCATGGTATAACTTCTCCATACTAGCAAGCATATTCATGCGGTCTTCGGAATCAATACCTAAAAAACGCTCAGCCCAAAGGTTGGCGGTTGATTTATCGCCTACAATTAAACGTGCGTAGTCTCTAAACGCACCAATAGACTTTAATACTAATCCATCTTCTGTAAAAATCATTGCTTGTGCTGGATGAATTGCCATTAAGTTTTTTGCTGCAGTAGAAAAACCTTTTTTTGCTATACCAAGTTGTTTAAGTACATTGTCTTGTGCAGGGTCTACAAGACCTGGACCACGCTCAGGAGCGTTGGCAAAATAATTATCCCATTTAGCCCATGACTCACGTGCCTCGGCAGGCACAGACATGTAGTCTGCTCGTTTAATTGCATCAGCACCATTAAAAATTTCATGTACCCATTGACGCATACCGTCTGTAATCTTGCGAGTTGAGCGTTCTAGCATTACATGGTTTTCGCGATAGTAACGACCACTTAACATTTTACCTGAAATGATGTAGTTAGTATCTTCACCCATTTTGTAATATTTTTCTAGGGTAGCAAGGTCAGTAATATGTGATAATTTTTCAGCGTCATTAAATGGACGTGCTGTCATCAACCGATTAAGCAATGGTGGATTAGCATACTCAGGAAAGTTTTGTTCAATGTGACTAAAAATTCTTTGTGCTAATGGTCCATCTTTAACTTCACGTGCCTCACGCAATGCATTAAGTACTGGCACAAATCGTGCTTGACGGTTAGCAAATGCTGGCACTTTAAATATATCTGATACGGCTTGTTCAACACCCATTGATGTAGATGTTTTAGTAAATTGTTCAGCCAGTTTTTCAGAAGAAAATAATGCTTTAGATGTACCACCAGTAAGCCATGTCACTGGGTCTATGGCTGTGCTATAAAGTGCATCAAGAGTTCCTGATGGAGATACTAATGCTTCTTTACCAAATGGATTAGGGTTTGTTGATACCCACTTTTTACCATCTAATGACGCGCCAACATCTCCACCTAAACCTACAATTCCAGCAGGGTTAAGCAAGATTGGCATAACTGCACCCCACACACCACCATCTTTAGGTGGGTGATTATTATTTGCCCAACGAGTAATGTCACGTCCAGGACTTATTTGTGCATCTTTATAATCATTAAATGCAGATTCAAATGCTTTAGCAGCAGGAGTTAATGTTCCTTTAAAACGTGCATCATTGCGGGTAGCATAATCGGAATAAGAACTAATGGCATTAGCCATATCATTATCTAATTGTCCATGCTCGCGAATAATTTGACCAGGTGTCTTGCCATCAATTATACCTTTTGCTAACGCACTCATAGCATTACCATGTTGTGCGATTAATTTATTATTAGTTTCTGCTGTCCATTGATTATGACCATCCCAAATATCTGACCATGTTTTAGCAGTAGTTACATAATGAAATGCATCTTTAGCAGATTTTGCCGTAGGCAACATTGCATCTGCTGTTGGAAATAATGTATCTCCAAAATTTTTCAAAAAATTATATTGAAAATGAAGTGTTTGTTGGTAACCTTTAGCAACTGCACTTAATGTTTGCAATGGCGATTTAACTAAATCAATTGCACCATTTTTAAGAGATTGTAAAAAACTTGGATTGCTTTGTTGGTACCCAGCAGTAGGATTAATAAACTGTAATGCACCTTTAACATCTGAGTCAAGGTTATGGTACTGGGCACGTGATGCACCAAGGTCATGATTAGCATTAAGTTTTTGGTCTAGGTTTACAACTTGTTGCAGGTTATTGAGGAACAACGCATTACTACCCGTAAATTGCCCAGCATTAACCGCAGCATATAATTGTGGGTTAGCATTGAGTAGCGTCTGGTTGGGCGCACTTGGTGTAGGTGTGGGTGTAGGTAATGGCGTTGTGAATGACATTAGCCCTGCATAATCTTATTATAGACAGCCTCTAGTGAACCAGATGGGTCATTCTGCATTGCTTGATAAACAACGTTAGCAGGTTGAACTGCAGTAGCCGCAGGTGTATTAGATAAATCTAATCCAGGACCTTCGCCCCAGTTAGCACCATGTGATTCAGGAAGACCTGAAGGCGGAGCCATAAGCGGAATAGAAGGCAAGCGTGTAGCAGCCATTGGGTTGCCAGCAAGAGGAGCAGATGTCTGTTGTGTCATGGTTGATTTGTTATTACCATATGCACCACCAGTATATGCTTGTGCTGGTTGTGTTAAACCTTCAACAGCACCACCGTCTGTACGTGCTGATAAAGCACCAGGACCAGAGACAGGAGCAGGATTACTAGGTTGCTTATAGCCACCACTATTTGTATTACCAGCCATTAGTCTTCCTCCTCATCTAAATATCTTTGTATGTCCGCTTCTGTTGGTTTCTTATATGAAACCCATTCAGGATATGATTCTGGTGATATTGCAATCCATAATGCATTATCATTTGAAAATCCTGCTTTACGTAAACCTCTATGAAATTCATGTAACCAAATACAATACTCGTCTAATTTGCTGTAAGTCTCATTGGCATCTGCTTTAGTTTTACTTTTGCGAGGCGTTGCCATGGCTTACTCCTTAAACTACGCGGCGTTGTGAACTTATACGAGATGTTGCTTTAGTAGAACCTGTTCCACTTAAAGAAGAAAGAATAGTTTGTAGTTCTGGTTTTGCTTGTGCTGGTGGAACTTGCATCTGTTGTCCAGGTGGTAGTTCTCCTTGTTGTGGAGAGCCTCCTACTGGAGCACCAGGAGCGGCAGGGACGGGCTGCTCAACTGATTGTTGTGACCCAGCAGGAGGAACTTGGGATGCAAATATATCTTCAATTGCATCTTCAATTTGTTTTCCCTTTTGACGCGCTTTGATTACTTCCGCAATCTTACGTACCAAATCTGTGGGGTCTTTTCCTTGCATAGTCATCTGTGGGATGGCTTGTGTCATTGCTTGCAACGAACCAATAAGGGAGTTGCGTAATTCTTCTACTTCAATTTTTTCTTGTTCTAAAGATACGTTCACATTAAATGGAAGTTCACGCATAGCCATGTCTTTAGAGATTAACTTACCACCTAATGCTTGCAGCATAAAGATAAGTCCTTGTGCTGGGTTAAGACCAGCCAACATTCCGTAGCGCACATCGGCTGAGTAATCACCCTTGATATCCTTAGAAGGGGTGTATGTCACCACATAAGGTGAACCAGCGTCAACGCCACGAATTGTTTTAGTTGAGTTAAACATCTTTTCATCAGTCTCAAAACAAAGACTGATAACATCACGAAGTGCTGTAGAAAAGATTGCTTGCGCAGATTTAATCTGCGTATCAAATGCTCCAAGTAATGCTTGTACACCTTGTCCAGTGATGACACTTGCATTAACATTTCCAGTTCTAGATTCTGGATAGCGGGCGCCTACGCGCAGTTCTTCATTCAGTAATTGAGATTCAGTAAACGCGCCTTGAGGTAGAGACAATTCTACACGGCGTACACCTTGTGGGTTAGCCGTACGAATAACAGCATCTCCACCAAGTTGTAGTTCCTGAACATCTTGAGGTAAAACGATTGGTGCTTGAACTGACTTCTCGGCTGCTTCCATTGCAAGTAATGCAAATCGGTTACGAAGCAACTGAATACCCAGTACATCATCAAACTGTCCACGTAGTTCTCCGTCTGGACCAGGACGTTTTGCAATAACAACATTCATTTTACCAAGAGGATTCTTAGCGTGTGATAGTAGTAAGTTATTGCGTGATGGCAAAAACAAAACGGTTTGGTCTTTATCATAATACCGAATCATTTCAATCATGCCATTGAGGTCTTGTTTGTAACCCAACTTGCCTAGCAATTGATATTCATGTTCAGGGAACATGGCTACCAATTCACCTAGTGTCATTGAGTAACGTTTAGCAAAAGCAACGCAGCGTCCATAGCGGTCAAATTCGGGATAAGCCCCGACAGGATTTTCTAAGCGGATGCGTGGTAATTGCTCCTCTTCATCCAGTTCAATAATGAACGGGAGGAAACCATAAGTAATATACATATCTGCGCCGTTATACATATTGACCTGAAGGTCAGATAGGCGGAAATAGTTTGAGGCAATAAGTGTGCGCTTATCTGCAAAAGTACGCGCACGGTCAGAAACTTGATTAGCAGCAGAACAGTTTACAGCAGGTAATGGTGCTATAACTTCTGCAAGGTCACGGGCAACAATGTCAATAAAGTTTGCAACTACGTTCTGGTCAATACCATCTGGAAAGAAGTTAGGGTAAACCTGTGAGATTTTACCTTGACGTACCATCTGAACATCACCATTGCGTTGGTCACGACCATGCGCTCGGTAGCGTAGCGTTTGAACGCGTGCGCCAATTTGTTCCATACTTAACATTACTTACCGCCTACATCTGAGTGTCCACCCATATGTTGTCCACCAAGTCTATTGGAAGGATGGTCTGGAAATTTTTGAGTATTACCAACTTTTGATACACCAGCATCTGGATTTACTTTTATTGGTTTAGGTTTACCAGCAACATTAGAACCTTTAGCCAAAGGTGCAGTTGCTTTAGGTAAAGATGGTTTAATAACAGGACGTGGGTTAGTTGGTGTCCACGCACGCACTCCAGGTGCAACAGGTGGGCGTACACGTTGAGACCGAGGGATTACAGCAGGTTGAATTTTAGGAGCAACTAATGTTCCCTTATCCATTTGATTTTTAATAACAGTGCGTGTTCCTTGAGGAACAGTACCGCCACCAAATGCTTTATATGTAGCAGAAGCAAGACTTGGTTTTTTAATATCTGCTGTAGGTTTAACTACAGACTCACCACGTGGCTTAACAGCACCAGTAAGTTTTTCATTTGGTTTAACAGCAACAGGCTTATAAGCAGTTGTGGAAATAGTATTAGTTCTACCATTATCAGGTAGACGTGGCTTAGAAATGCCAGCAGCGCGTTGCGCTACTTCACGTGCATCAGCATCACTAACACGATTAACGTTACGACCAGCAGCACCAGAGATGCCGCCAGAAGTACGTGCACCAGCAAATCCGCTTTCACCACCGCCAGGGCGTAATATAGCCATTTAAATTATTTGTTCTTTGTAGAAGAAGGTTTAACAATAGGAGTCTTAACTGTAAAGCCACCTAGATTAATAGCAGTAGAAACATCTGAATGACCGCCCATATGCGTTCCACCTAGAACGCCAGTACTTGAATGAACTTTAATAGGTTGAATTGGTGCTTTAGGATTATAGGTAGGATTACCATAATCATCTGTACCTTCTTTAGAGTTCCATTCATTATGACCCCAGTCATATTTTTGAGGTCCATTTCCCATAATTGAAGAATCAGTTGGACCCTTCATGCTTTTAGCAGGTGTAGGGTTTGGGTTAGAGTTAACTTTAACAACAGGTGCTTTACCCTTGCTTGCAACTTCTTTATTAATTTGTCCCATAGTCTTACCGCTTGGGTTTACTTTTTGAATTGCCATGGTTAATCCTATCCGTATATGTCTTGCCACTGGTCGTGGAAGGCTTCGTCTAAATTGATTGAGCCTCTACGTTCCATTTGAGAACGCGTAGCCCAGCGGTTGTTTACATATTGTGCAGTACGACTACTACTTTGCATTAGTTCGCGTACGCGAATAACAGCAAACCATAAAGCCATAACAGTATCTGTCTTACCTTTAGTCTCAGGTTTCCATGTTAATAGTTGCTGAGTTAATGCTTTAATTCCTTCAGAGCCTTCGGAAGAAGGTATCTCTAAGATATTGTTTTTCTGGAACTCTCCATCGCGTACCGTTCCAAACAGCGTGGACATTGATGCCACTCCGAATGTTGTGTCCCATTTGTTCTTGCCAGTAAAGTGAGCGTCAAGCCGTACGCCGTAACCAGCGAGCCAGTTTCGCAACTCGTCATCAAGAGAGTACGCTTTCTGGTGCGCGTTAATTTCCACGCGTAGTTCTTGAGGTTTATACTTTTGAACCAGTTCTTCAATTTGTAACCTAATCTTTTGAGGGGTAGGTTCAGACATGTTAATACAGTCAAGAACATAGATACGTCCATCCGCTCTGTTATAGGCAACAACAACAAATGCTGCATTCCCTGCCATAGCAGGGTCAAATCCGATTACAGTGTGTGTCTCTACTTGCTGTGGGTGTCCCACGACTCCAGCCCGTAGTGGACCTCTTTTACGTGCCCCGTTGGTGCTTCCTTGCACAAGCATTGGTGGGAAGATAGAATCTTCTTGAATGTCTTCTTGTTGGTAGACAAGTGCCCAGGTTGATGGCGTAACTTCGCTTCTCCGTTTGAATAAGGCTTGACCATCCCACTTGGGGAAGAAGCCGTTTGCCTGAGGCGTGTCAGTATCGCCATCCCACGGTACGTCCGACTCTTTCCAAAGAGTAACCCAATCCTCTGGTTTTTCGGCGTATTCAAGTACCGCAGGCATTCCCATATAAGTAAAGGGGGTACGACCACCAGACCAATGCTTAGGATTACGCAGTTCTTTATAAAGGTCGTTAGCCGCAATTCGTGTCCCAACTACTAGCAACTTACCATTCTTACCCAAACGGGTAATAACTTCTTTCTGTAACCAGTCCATCTGCTTTTCCCACTCATGGGCATTAGCAGTAGTTATACAGTCATCAAGAATAATCAAGTCGGCGCGTGCGCCGTAAATTTGTCCGCCCATACCCAGTGCTTGTAGCGTTGGGTCTTTCTCGCTTGAGTTACGAGCATCGCCCCCAAGGTAAACAGTATCGGTACGCCAAGTATCCGCATCCCCTTTCCAGCCGCCATCTGGACCATATGCGGTCTGCAGTTTAAGCCAGCGTGGATGGGACAGTCGTTGCTTGATTGCGTAGACGAACTCTCTCGCTTTATTCAAAGTCTTAGATACCACAATGATACGAACATTGGGATTGAGGGCAATTCGATAGGTGGAATAGTTCACCGTAATAACGGTGGACTTAGCATGCTCTGGAGGTACATTGACCAACAGTCGGTTATTCTCGCCAGGCTCGTATTTCATAGACGGGTGCAACCATGATGGTTCGCGCCCTTCCAATAGGTCAACCCAATCTTGATGATGGGGAAAGACCGTCTGGTCTAGAAATGCTTTTGAGAAGTCTTTGAATGGCATGGATTCTTTCTCCACACCCATAGCATCAAAGGATTGCTTCTGTCCTTCAGTTTTGGCTTCCTCTAGGTTTGCCGCGAAGAGAGGGTCGCGATTCATCCACTGACGGATGGTATCTGGCTTCTTGTTTACTAGTGCCATTGCCGCTGGTATTGTTACCCCAGAGCGTATAGCGTTGAGCACTTGCTCTTTGGCTTGGGCTAGTCCCTTAACCAAATGATGCTCTGTGCCAGTTTTAAATCCAGCCATAGTTGTCCCAACTGATAGAACTGTCCCGTCTATAACAGACAGTTTGTACAGTATATTGTAACAAGCGAAGAAGGCTCTAAAAGACTTCTGAGCAATAATAAAACCTTACATCTATATTAATCCGTTCAAACAGGTAAAACGAACACTTTGTGACTGAAGTCACTAGATAGAATAGATTACTTAATAGTATATCTAATATATCCCCCTGTAACTATACTGACAGAAATATATTGGTAGAGATACAATACAGTGTTCTGACCCCCATTAACATATAGGGGGTCAAGTCTACCTAGTCTGATAGTTACTACAGCAGGTAGACTGTACTGCGTGGACTGTAGGATAAGCAACAGTCTGCCCAGCCTCTAGGCAGGGGCACAGTATATTCTAAAGCCTATAAAATAAAAATAGTTAGGGCTGTCTGCCCTAACAACCCGATGACCTTGCAGGTCAATCGCTATCAGTTGCAATGGCTGGCAGAAAATCACTGCCACCTGCGTGTGCTCACCCTATGCCTTGCCCTAAACGTAGAGCAGAATACGCT